CGCTCATATTCCAATAACGACTCGGCGCAATGTATGGTATTTTCATACTAACTGTTGTGTTCGTATTGGCGCTCAAGATCGAGCACGGTAAATTTGAGGCTGAGTAGATGTTTTGTTCGTAGTTCAAATTGGTCCCATGTTTGTAATGGGGTGCCAAACAACACTGAAGAGCGCCACTGTACATAAGATTTGTACAGTTTGTTCGGAAGTCGACGACTACATTCGCTCTAAAGAATTGATTTCTGTTCAGCTTTTGCGTAATATTCTGTATTGTGTACAAATCATTTGGCAAGCTGATTGTTCCTACTAGTGATCCGATCGCACTAGTTCCAGCCCAGCTAATTGAAGCTATCTGGTAGGGTCTACTCAGTACTGTTCTAAGTCCATCTTCCGGATATGGATTAGTGCCAATGTGGAGAGGGGATTTGCCATCTTTCAATGTCAAACCCGGCTCTTCTTTGCCCGCATTGTCACCAAAGGTGACTGTTGGAGTCACCTCCGTGGTGAGTGGATTCACCACTTGTTGTAGTTCTGGGATATGTGGTTTATCGCCGGATTGAGCTACTAGAATCGCGGCTTGTTCGAAAATCTTATCAAAATCCTCAGATGTAGGATCCCAAGGTTTATTGACTGGAATCTCGTAACAACCCCAAAGAGTGGGTTGATATTGTGTGAACATGGCAAAAGCCTCGTCCCAAGTTATTTCAATTGGTTGAAAATAGGGAAATATTTGACGCATTGCATCATTTATTTCATCTCGAAACCAATTGAAGATGTCTCTCCCGTGATGAACACATTCATAAAGACATGATCTTGCAACTGCATCGCAAGCTTGATACTTGGTAAGAACACCCTTGTGTCTCCAGTTCACACTGTCCATAATCTGTTTCAACTCCAATGGTGCAAACCACCAACCATCGGTATGAACAAAAGGTCTACAGAGGTAGGTCACCTCTGAGAATTTAAGAAAAGGTTTCAAGTCTCCAACCTTGTCTGCTGGTGTGTACACCATGCCAAAATGTTCCTTTACAACACGCGCTAGTTCATGCATATCAAACCAAGTGTGTTCCTTAGGAAGTACTCCAACATGATCATCTCCAAAAGAAGCCAAGATCAAAA